CATATTCCAATTTTCATATTAACTCCTTTCGATAAAAACAGGACACGGTGCGCATCAGGAGAAAACGCACCGCCCACGACCACCACAATCGCTTGCTAATTTAATTAGCTCGGAGTGATAGTAATAAACCATGCCCTGAGGGAGCAAGTAATCAATATCACCGTCCATAATAAAAACATAAAACACGGGCCGAAAAAAAACAAATACTTTTTTGCCGTTATCGAAAATGGTAACGTTAATAAGATATTATATTATTAAATAATATATTTTATATTTTATTATTATTAATACCTATTTATATTGTGTCCCATTTTTCACTTTTTGCAATAAACTGACCCTAACTGACCCTCAACTGACCCTCTTGTTTGCGTAATTTGTTGTTTTTCAACGATTTAACCGCCCCTACTATATATTGTGTACGGACGTAAATGGTTGTTTTTTTAAAAACTTAACTCACCCTCTTAAAAAAAAATAAAAAAAATATAAAAAAACACTTGTGTTCTGAAACGAATTGTTTTATAATTAGTGTATGTTAAAAAACACCACACACTCTCACAGGAGAAACACAATGACAAATTTAGAAACCATCACCAAAATGATCGCCAACGGCCAAATGGAAGATTCGGCTTTAGAATCTGTCGTGGAAAAAGCTCACGCACGGGCGTGGCACAACGCAATCGTTGATACGGCTAACGAATTACATCGTTTTTCGGTCGGTTCAGATAAATGGATGGATGAGGATGCTATTAACTATGATTTAAATGAAATCTGCGTCAGCGAAAGTCTTGGATTCTTTTACGGTGGCGTTCAAGACCCCAACTGCAAAATAAAGGTTATACCTTCAATCAAGCAAGGCCCGAAAGGCGTAGACAATACAGACGAAGCGATGGATTCGTGGTCTGAGTGGTTGGATCATTTTCAAATGGCAGTTATTAATCACATGATTGCAAGCGATAGATTTCAAACCGAATTTGAGACGAAGGGATACAAAGAGTTTACCTTCAAAATAAGAGCAAAATAACACAGGGAATCGGAGTGGGGCGAAATGCCCTGCTCCGTTTTTAATTCACCACGATCACAGGAGAAACAAAATGCAATTAGTAGAAGGTGGAACGCGATTCGTTCATACGCAAGAGCGCGAAATAGAAAACGGGAAAGCAAAGACGCGCAACATTAAATGGAAACTACGATTTTGGACTCACCAACGGTATACCAAGAAAATCGAATACGGATTTGAAGCGATTGAAATGACTTGGGAAAATGGCTACGAACAAGCCAATGGCGAGACGCGAACGAGTAGTGCCGTTTTTGAGATAGAAGAACTTTTGAGTAAGGGAGGAAACGTTAGTTGGGTGAAAGTTGATGCAGTTATGATGAACAGGTTCAAGAAAGAGATCGCTTTTTGTAGGGTAAAGGAAGTAAGATCGGTTTTGAATAGCTTACTGTAAAAAAATAAAAAAAAGTCAAAAAAAGACTTGTGTTCTGAAACGAATTGTTTTATATTAGTTATAGATTTAAAAAACACCACACAATTTTACAGGAGAATCAAAATGAAAATTCTACCAAAAAACATCTTCAAGACAACCGAACACGCAGAACGCGCCAAGCAAGAATACATCAATGACGTAGGATCAGACGACCCAACTACAGCACGCGTAGTCAAAGCAGTTAACAGCGTAAACTTTCACTTGCTGAAAACGACTATGACCCTTGGTTATATTGTTGAGGTAGTAACCCGTTCGGGTGAACATATGGAATATCTTGAATCACATCTTTGGGGAAGAATCTAAAAACCTAACACCACGTTAACAGGAGAAAATCATAATGGTAATTTATCAGCTAAGTTTTTACGGTAGTCAACCGAAGGGTGAACCATGTCCTTCACGGTCAGCGATTGAAAAAATTGTATTAGAGGACAAGAAAGATATTTTTGTAAAATTCCTTAACGACCTGTCATTAGTTCCGTTTTCTTTAAATCCAACCAATAAGCACTTATGCCCTTGGTCAGATCACAGAACATTTTACGCAACAAAGGAACAGGCGCATCAGGCATTGCGGAAGTTTCTAAAACTCAGAGATCGCTCTACCAACCCACACCCAACAAAAGAAACCAAAGCAGACGAGATAGACAATTCGGGCGCAAGAAAATGGGAGCGCAGTCCTAACGACGACTGTTGGGTTGATGTTGAGGATGAGGATGAGAAAAACGACTTCGAACTATGGAAAGAAAACAGAGCCAACGCATAATGAAAACCCTAACCCAATACAACGAACAGGCGCAACGGATAATGTCAGACATCAGGTTGGCTGTTGATCGCGCAAGGGACGATGTTGATCAAATAGATGAGGATGTAGAACTGACGAATGTAACGTATCATTACGGAGAGGGGAAACCTATTCACCAAAGAGCTACAGCACAGGAGACAGTAGAAGAGGTGGCGATAAGTAAAATTAAACAGGCACTATTAGACATGCTAACGCAAGCCAACCTAATTGTAGCGCAGACGAGACAGCGAGCAAACAACGAAACGTATTTAACAAAAAAAACAGCAAGCGCAATAGAGAAAGACATAGAAATCACAAAAATAGTCACGGAGAATAGTCAATGACCAACATTTGCCGAATACCATTTAACGATGAACCGCCAAGCGAAGAAGAAGCAGAGGAGTTTGACGAAGATTACGCATACGATGAATGGAGACAACAACGGGATGAAAACATTGCTGTAATGAAACTACAAAACCTAATAGCGAAAGGAAAAGGCGAAAACGATGGATAGCCAAATGTTCAGAACATATTTACGGAGCAAAATTGTTGACGGAGACCCGTTAAGGATAAAAAGTGACCTGCAGATTGATGATGACACTTTTGAAACGCTTGTTCAAGATGCCGTAGGAGAATCATACACAGCACTTGAGGTGAGTCAGAAAATTGGAAGGAGTAAGGTTTGGATACACCGTTGGGGCAAGACGATAAACGTAGGGAGAAAGAGAGAAGCGGACGGAGTATACGTCTACACGGAAAGCGAAGTCAATAAACTCAGAACAGTAGAGACGCGAACCAAAAAGATTAGAATTAAGCCAATTTTACAAAAAATTTATTAATGGCTTGTTGAAAATGACAAAAAAAACTATATTAGCAAACCCTTACAAAACACCACAACAGGAGGATAGAAATGTTTAACGAGCAAACGACACTACAGTTAAATCAACCCCTTGACGAGAAGCACGTATCATCACGCGATCAAAATGGATTTACGCTTGATTACGTAGAAGCATGGTACGTAATTGATCGTTTCAATCAGGTTTTCGGCCACGGAAATTGGGAGCGCGAAACCGTAGAAATGAACCTGCTTGACTCGTCAGAGCGAGGTGGAACGCACAATATACACTACTCAGCAAAATCACGTATAACCGTATGGCATGGGAAAGACCGACTCAGCTTTACGCGCAGAGAGGGTTGGGGTTATGGATCAGGCTATGGTAAAAATGTCGGGCAAGCACACGAAGGCGCAATCAAAGAAGCGGAGAGCGATGCGATGAAGCGCGCAATGATGACATTCGGTTATCAATTTGGCCTTGCGCTCTACGACAAGAAAAAGAAAAATGTTCGCGCAACAGAGCAGTGGGAAAAGTTCCACAACTACGTCAGCAAGCATATTGGCGACCCTGCGAAAAAAGACATTGCCGACAAAATTTTTGCTGAACACTATCTTGTTATGGACGAATTTATTGGCATCAATCATATCCCTAAAAATTCTATCTACGATTTGGACGAGAAGCAAATTAAATCTATCGGCAAAAAATTGCACAGTGCGCTAATGGATCACCAATCAAATGAAAACGCACGCAAAGATATTGAAGAGGGGAAATCATGAGTAGTAAAGAGCTGAATATGATCAGAGACCTTCTCGACAGGGTAGCTCCTGACGAGTTGGTTGGGGTTGTTACGGACATCCTCAGGAGTGGATTCTCTCCCTGCTCATCATATAAAGGATTCCGCTCCACTGAAGATTGGATAAAGTCTATGAGGGAAAAATTACAATGACGAACAAGCAACGATTATCTGAATTTTTTGCTCACCAAGCTATGACACCGATGAAGAGTTCGGCTCGTTACATTGCTCTATATTTCCGCACTACCTACGACATAGGGATAAGCAAAAACACGATAGAAAAATACATTATAGAACTGTCAGCAGAAGGCAAGATCAGGTTAGAGGGAACGAACCGAAACCGCACAATTCAATATATACCTGAGGTTACGGTAGACAGGTCTATACCCGACAATGTGGTCACATACGCTAATGGTGAACAGGTTACGGAAGAGACGGTAGATTGGGACACCTCTCCTACATTTATTCCTGACCCTGATTATGACGCAAAATTGCTGTGGGACTTGTGGAAAAAGGCATCTACAGCTATGGTTAATTCGTTCCCAACCTATCCGCGAGAATCTATGCAGGTTGGAGCATTACGCGACCTACACCATAAATATCAATTAAGTATCGTCACAATAGCAACAATAGTTAAAAAAGTATTTTCAGACCCCAATACTTTTATGTGGATAATACGCAGGGGTCCACACCAACTCACGCAACGGACAAGTAAGGGGAATTTGACTTGGGCAACCGTAATGTCGTGGGACACAACATCAGGAGGAAACGCAGATGACAGAACCGACCGAAATCTCAAAAATTTTCGGAGCGAGTCTGATTGGGACGCACCCCAATTCTAAGGATGACCGCTCCAAAAGAGAAATCCCCGTAGAAAAATCTGACCTGCCAAGATTCCGCGAATGTATGCGCTACATGCGATCAATGTGGCAAATGCAAGAAATCACAGAGGACGACGGGCATGTATACGGTGGCCTCGTAGCAGATATCGGCATGGACAATTTCGAGTACGCATTAAAATCATATGCAAGAGACACAACATTAGAACACGGACGGCAACGTTGCGTTATAAAACCAACCGTAACTCGTATATACGTCCATCACCAAGAAATCGAAAAAAGAAAAAACGACGAAAAAGAGCGCAGGGAGAGCATCAACCAATCAAGAGAATGGCAAGAAAAAGCAGTAACATCCTCAGAGGCAAATACGTGGATGGAGCGAGTCAGGACAAACCAAAAAAATGCAATGATCGTAAAAGAAGAAATCCGTAAAACGTTTAACTTGAAACCAAATGACAATCGGCTACATATGTTGAGCAACGAAGTGTTTCGGGTAGCGCAAAAGGAAAAGGTAGGCAATAAAGGTTGGCATGAGGTGAACGTAGATCGCTACATGGAATTAGCAAACGGGTTGGCACCACAATATATACAGGAGAAATGAAATGATAGCTATAGATTTTCTGAAAGAATCAACAAGAAACGACATAATAGAACTGATTAAAAATTGCGGATCACCGACCAAAGCCTCAGAACATCTTGGCGTAGACCCGAAGGTTTTTTGCAGGTATGCGAACAAGAAGCGGATAAAAACAAGCAGAGAAACCGTAGAAAACAAGTCGTATACAGTGTATTGCCGTAAGTCATTTTGCATGAACAGACCTGCATCATCAACGGGGATCTGCTTTGCATGTTACGCTAAAGATTGCGGAGGTCTAAAATGAGAGATCAAACCCAAACACAAAACAGAGCGAGTATGGGAGATTATAGAACTCCAAATGACGCAAAACAACAATTAGGAGTAGACACAGAGTTGGGTAAAGAAAGAATTAGAGCGCAACAAGAAGTGATTCGGAGAATGGCGAAATACTCAGGGGCAAGTAGTGTCTACGAAATCCCTACAAAAACATCAAGGGTAGATGCTCTTCTGCACGTAAACAATACATTATACGTCATGGAGATCAAAACGCGAAACAGCAAAATAACGAAAGGTGAAGATGGTCGTTTTAGGTTGCATGACAGATACGGTGATAATAATGATTTTAGGTTCGTTCCACGTGAAACCTACATGATTTCAAATTCTAAAATCATAGAGGGGCAACGGTGCGCAGAAATATTGTCTGCTCAATACCTTGTAGTTGTTTACGCGATACACTCTGACAATATCGCTTATTTTAATTGTACAAAACTACAATCGGGACAAGATTATACGCTAAAAACAATTCAAACAAGGCAACCCTACACTAACGGGACGGAAACCGATATTATGGCTATGCTACCATTAGATCGCATGAGGGTATTGAACGAAAAAAAAGAAACCCGATTAATCAATGACGCTTGTTAGGCAGTATCACGAAGATCCGTATCACAGATCCTATAATTGGGAAAATCATTTATTCGACCTTACGCCCGTAGAAGAAGTATTAGGAATAAATTTCAAGCGAGAGGATAAATTCGCTCCATTAGGATACGGCAATATAAACGGGTCTAAGGCACGACAATGTTTACACCTAATGAATAGATGGGTAGAAGCATCGCCAAGCATGGAAGGAGTAGTTTCGGGTTCCGTTGTTGGCTCTCCTCAACATCCATTCATCTCGTCTATGTGTAAACACTTCAACAAACGATGCGTAATTTTTATTGGAGCAAAAAACTACTTGGAACACAATTATGCACGACACGCACATCGTCTTGGAGCAGAAATCCACGTATCCAAAATAGGCTACGCGAAGGCTCTGCAAAAATCATGTGAGCAATTCCAAAAAAAAGAGCAATTAAAAGGCAATGATTGGAAGATGCTTGAGCTAAACATTACCTTATTAGCAAAACATGGATTCCAAAAAATAGAAGCATTCCACAGAATAGGAGCAGAGCAGGTTCGTAATATACCCGATGACATTGAAACACTGATTGTCCCTTCGGGTAGTTGCAATAGTGTAGTTTCTATCTTGTATGGAATCTCACTGTATCCACCGAAAGGTTTGAAGAATATAATATTGATGGGGATCGGTAATAACGGATCTAAGAATCTTGGCTACATACCCGAAAGGCTAAAGGCGATTAGTCTACAGACAGGTCGATCAGTAAATCAATATTTCGACTATAGCGAATTGTCCAATAAAAATTTACTTGGAAGTTTTGTCGGCAAGCGAGGAGAGTATAAAGTTAGGCATTATGATCTTAATGGAACGGGTTATTGTAAATATGAAACTTTAATGCCGTTTACCTACGGAGATATTGTCTTTCACCCACGCTACGAAGGTAAAATAATGAATTATATACAAGAAAACATAAAAGAAATAAAAAAATATTGGAACAGAAAAACCCTATTTTGGATAGTGGGAGGGCAAGTTTCTGACACTCTTGCATAATTATTTTTAAAAAAAACAAAAAAAACACTTGTGTTCTGAAACGAAATGATTTATAATTAGTTTAAGTTTAAAAACACACCACTACTCTACAGGAGAAAAAAGATGACAGCTACTTCCGCAAACGCAACCACAGCAGAACAAAAAAAATACGCATTAGACGAATTATGGGACTCACGCGAACCTTCACTTAGCGGATCGTTTGCTGAGATGGTAGAAGAGTTTGACGCGATGCAAATAGCTTGTGGCGAAAAGAAAACATTTTTTCTGCGCCCAACCGAAATCCTCTCTAACGCATTAGGCTTGAAAGCTGATTTACGCGACCCACGAAACGGATTACAAGAATTGTTTACACCAAGTCAAAAAGGGAAATTGACAAGATTCTGTAAAAAATGGGCAAAACTCAACGAGCATTGGGGTAGTTATATAGCATACTACGATACTACTCCCGTCCGTCAAGAATTCTTAAGAGCGAAAGCAAGCTAACAACAACAAACGCAGGGAGAGGGGATTCGCCTCTCTCCCTCACACCACACAATAAGGAGAACATCATGATTGATTCAACGACAGTAAACATTAGCACAGAAAACCAACCACGCGAAGAGCTAATGGTTAGCGAACAAACATCCTCTGACATTTTAGAAAACAAGAATCATACGAGGGTAGGAGAGGCAGGTGGAGACATAGGCGATAGCACGATGATGGGCAAGAACGAGGTGACGTTTAGCGACCTTTCTCAAATCGCTGTCCCTGAGGACACTTCCTCTTACACGGCAGTTCCGCATCAAGATTTCGTGATGTCCATGTATAAGCACGCAGATAATTTACTCGCTCCCAAGGGATTCAAGTTTGAAGGCGAACGCTATGTAACGGACGGTGACGGTCAACGCCTATTTTTCGTTCATCACTACAAGAACGGAGACTCAGGCATGAACATGGCGATGGGTTGCAGAAACTCGTATGACAAGTCGATGAAGGCAGGGATCGCTTTCGGTTCGCGTGTTTTTGTATGCGACAATATGGTCATTACGGGTGACATTAACATTATGCGCTCTCATCGTGGCAACGCGATAGAATATCTTAACGAGCAAATCGTGCTGTCAATGTATAAGGCAAGCGATTCATGGGACGATACACGCAGGGATCGTGACGCTATGGCCTCTTACGCGATGGACGAAGATGATGGATTTGCATTGATGGGTCTACTGAAGTCTCATACACGCAGGGAGAAGGAATCTTCCAAGCGAATATTGACGAGTGAGAAGGAGTGGAAAGCGATAGAAGATTATTGGGTAGAACCACAGCACGAATACGAGGGGGGCAACCGAACCCTATGGGCATGGTATAACAGCTTCACCTTTCAGTTCCGTGATCTGAAGCCACACGAACAGCTACAGCGACATGCTTCGTTGCATAGGTTCGCCACATCCGCTCTTAATGGATTCAACGGTTCGGGTCGCGCTAAGGAATTGCTTGGTCAGTTGCGCGAAGCAGACCCTGCTAATTGGGCGCAAGATACCGCCAATGAATTAGAGACTAACTTGTCCACGGTATTAGGGCAATCAGCTTAAACGCCACAACGCATAACGGGAGAGGGGAAAATAGATACCCCTATCATACAGGACGGACACTATCGTCCCCTCTCTCGTTAAAAAAAGGGAGAAAATATTATGCCTCGTTTATCAATTTGGAGTTTTATCCTGTATAACGGAGGAGATTGGAAGGCTAATTGCACGAAATATCTACACAAGGCAATCGGACTAAGCTCTATTTCAACCACATCAGAATATGATGAATCCGCGCAAGAAACCAAACACTTCTTGACAGAATTAACAGCAGATTATCTTATCCTTGAAAAATTGGAAAATATTGGAATAACGACATTAGAGCAGATCAAACGGGCAGAGATGCACGTAGCCGAATACTCACATTACAGAGAAATAATTCTCAATAATATTAAACCTGAGTTTGGAGTTGACGCGAAATTCTCTGATGCCGTTATGGGAAAAATAACTGACTCCGTTATCACGATACTGCAAAATGCTATACGGGGATTAATCCCCATCAAAGCAGAGGGTGGCGTTTTCAAGGCCACCAAAATAATGGAGATGTATTTCATTTTTGAGGAAGGCACCGAAAGCAAACTTGAGCATTTCCGAGATAGGTTTAATTATTCTTCAATTTTTATACATTTTGATACAAGAAAACTTTTCAAGCGAAGAGACGTATTAGACAAGCTACGGGAACAAATGCCGTTACAGCAAAACATTTACGCCCATCAGAATAGCGCGAATCTGTTTTTACCCATCAAGAAACTTGTGGATATTTTTAATGTCTAAAAAAAAATAAAAAAAACACAAAAAAACACTTGTGTTCTGTTGCATATTGTTTTATAATTAGTTCAGGTTCAAAAACACACCACTACTTTACAGGAGATTCAAAATGAAACAATTCATCAAAACCTACTTCTTAAAGCAAGACGAAGAAACTCGCGAACAAATCATGCTGTCATGGGATCTTGATTATAACGACAATAATGTTGACGACATTGACATGGCTCGCTTGATGATGGCACACGATTATTCACTGCACACAGAAGGCTCAATCAGATACGCTTACGTAGGGACTCCTGACATAGTTAAAAATTGGGAAAGGTTTGTTAATAACGATCCTTCAGCAATGTATTTTAATAGCAAACTTGAAAGAGTTGCATAAAGCAATATCACACCACAACACCACAATGAATAGGAGAAACAAAGTGAATACCGATAAGATAGCAGAACTTGGCGCACGCTACATTGCCCACCGTTACCATGATGAGAAATTTGCCACCAAAGAAGAAGTAGTTAAGGCACTTGACAGTTTCCTCGTCAAATACGCCACAGGATCAACTACCGAAGAAGCAGAGATTGACTTAGGGTTCCTCGTTCATAAGGCTTGGGTTCGGGCATACGAAAAATACCGTGACTTCATAGGTCATATCGTCCTCTCGCCATTCGTAAAACGCAACGAAGAAGGGAAGGCATAAAATGACAGACTTAGAAATGGCTACCAAGATTCTCGTTGGGATGGTGTCGAACGCAACGGAACACGACATCAATATCAGGAAGCGTCGGATGGTCATAGACGCGTACGAATTTGTTGACCTGTTGAAAGCACAGGCGTCAGTAAGACGAGCGGACATGGACGATTTTATTAGCAAACAGAAGGGAGAATGAAAATGGATTGGGATAATATTATAGATCACGGAATGATATTAATATCAGTTGTGTTTCTTTTAGCCTACGCCTTATATTAGGCGTAAGCATGGAATCTTGGGGAAGGTTTCCATGTTAAACACCGTAGTTTGGGGGCTGATTTACATCACACTGTCGGATCGTCCAACAGTGGAGAACGGAACTTATACTGTTCAGGTTCAGGTTCCAATCTCAGGGGTTTTGTAGGTCAGCCCCCTATGCACACACCATAATCAACAGGGAGAAAAATGATGGAACAATCAGACAACAACAACGCACTCGACGAGCATTTCGATTACACAAGGGCAGAGCGGAGCCTTGAGGAGATTAGGAAATTACAGGAACAGAAAGATCAAATCGTCGAACACGCAAAAAGTGAAATTGAACGAATCAACCAATGGATGGAAAGAGAAACTAAGAAACGCAATAAAACACAACAATATCACAAACAAAACCTAACTGCATTCCTTGACCGAAAAGATCGGAAAACAATTAAGTTAATTAATGGAGTAATTAAATCTACAAAGGGCAGACAAAAAATAGAGATAATAGATGAAGAAATTATTGACAACAAATTTATGACCGAAACGATTTCACGGACACCTAACAAGAAATTGATCTTACAACACATACAGGAGTGCGGAGAGATACCCGATGGAACTGACATCATAGAAGGAGAAAAAACATATACCATACGCGCATACACCAAAAAAAGCGAGCCTGAGTTTTTCGCTGATACTGATGCCGATGAGGAGTTTCAAATCCCATCGGACGAAGAGCTTGCGCCAAAAATAACATAACGTCAAAATCAATTATGCAGGGGAATCAGTTTTTGCGCGTTTCTCATTTTGGCGCAAGGTGATTTCATATTTCACCTCTCCTACTGAAAACGACTACTACGCATACGTGATTAACGTCATTAATTTTGACAGCGGATTAAACGAGTGAACTCCGTTCCCGTCACTGTAAACTACAAAGAAAATAGAGCTTTGTTGGTAGCGTGTCTGTATAATTGGTTTTTTTTAATTTTTTTACCCTACAATATTAGTGGTTTTCAATTTTTTTTTAAAAAACACAAAAAAACACTTGTGTTCTGTTTCGTTTCGTTTTATACTTAGTTCAGTTGTTAAAATACACCACTACTTTACGGGAGATTCAAAATGGCAAGTTTAATCAAAAACATCACGGCAAGCATCGAACACTGCGAACCAATAAAAGTTGAAGCCACCGAAGGCCACACATACGAGAGCTTGATGCGCTTCACTTCTTTCTCTGCCCCTCGCGAAGAATACACGCATAGAAGCAAGCATCACTACACCAATGTTGGACACGTCAGCGTTGATAGCTTGGAATTTAAAACCGCAAATGCCTTGGGGGCAGAGAAAGAAGTAAAGAATATTAACGAAGCATTGGTTGATTTGTGTAACAAAATATTCCGCGAATGCAATGGCGTTAGGTTAGAAAACGGAGACAATGTAGACTTCATCGCTAATGGACCTTGCCGTAGCTTGAGCGTAGGTGACATAATCAAGATAAGGTATTTCGTAGAAGGATACACAAGGGCAAGAACAAAGATCTTCGCAGTAGCCGATTTCGGTTGGGACGTTATAGAAGAAATCGACCCAAACCAAGACGGCTTTGACGAGATGTATTCCTTAGAAGATCCTACGGACGCGATGGAAAAAATGGGATACGAAGAATGCAACGCATGGTGGAGCAACAACGAAGATAAGGCCGTAGCAAGCCATAAGGCAGTAGCCAAAATAGAGATCTAAATCAGGGCAGGGAGGGAGCTTCGGTTCCTTCCCTGTTTTTTTTTAAAAAAAGACTTGTTTTTTGTTTTGAATTGTTTTATAATTAGTTCAGCTGTTAAAATACACCACTCACTTACAGGAGATTTAAAATGAACAATTACTCAAATTATTCAGGCGCATCAAATTGGGCATACTACAGAGGACGACCAAGCACCCCCGAATCACGCGCACGTAAAGAAGCAAAACGACGCAAAAACTTACGCACCTTAGTTTCGTTTATGCGACAGAATTTTTCTTCTGTTTTACGCGACCTTAAATTCGCTTCTAAGGACAACTCCTTTATTACAGATATCCGCAGTAAAATGATTAACAAGCCTCATTACTTTTTACCTGCAGGTTTAAGCGAAAAACAAATCAGCGCAATAACTCGTTGCGCAGAGGGACGTAGGAAGTATGAACAGAAATTAGAGCAGAGCGCACGTGACTTTACGGGCAAAATTCCAAGTGAGTTAGAGAACAGTCGCGTTACAGTAGAAGGCGAAATCCTTAGTATGAAAATGAAAGATACCGCTTACGGTGAAACTATGAAAATCATACTTAAATGTGGAGACGCTGAAAATGGCTTTTGGAAAATTTATGGAAGTATGCCGATCATTAAGGAAGAGGAAGAGCAATACGGCAACGAGAAACTTGCAGATGTCGGTGTCTCAATAAAATTTGACGCTAAAATTAAAATCAGCGACAATGACGAATCTTTCGGTTTCTTCTCACGCCCAACTAAAGGACAATTAGCTGTAGCTTAAAGTTTTTTTACGAGCTTTACGGGGAGAGGGTTTCGGCCTTCTCCCCTTTTTTGTTGCCGTTTCCGCAGGGACTCCTTCGTATCTATCAGAGATCAAGCCTAATGTATGCTGTCTTCCCGTCAACCTGTATAGGTTTTGCTTGTAGCTCGTTACGCCTTTATTGGCAGGGTATGATTCGGGTCTGAGTACTGTCGGTAAATATTTTTTCCTTGCTTCCCAAAATATTGAAAAGTCTACATTCTTAAAATACGGTGATGCTTCTGTTTTGACTAATCTGTCATACGCCATATCTGCGTAAACGTTTGGATACCTTCTACTTTTGCGGAACCACGACTTGAAATTGCATAATTGCGTTTCAAGAGTAAACCGACTAACCCATCGCTCTACCTCTGTCCCCTTGAAACGTTCTAACGCTTCTGCGTAAAGAGCTTCCATCTCTTCGCCAAGCATGTCCATAACGGGTGAAGTGTGCAATGTCTGACCTTTAACGTAAGAGGGATTAGATGAATGCTCGTCAAGGTCATCTCTGCCTAATAACTTAGCCATACCGCTTCTGTGTGACTTGCTTCCTCCGTGATCTTCCGCAAAAAACGAACTGCAATCTATATTCATACCTGCTATGAAAAGGTACTCAAGGTAGGAAAACGAACTTAGTCGTCCAAACGTGTAAAACTTCTCTCCCGTCTTACCTTCGTAAACTCTCTTCCAAATAGCGTCAAAGTTTTGGAACTTATCTCCGCAGTAGTGGCTTGTGAAGAATTCTTCTTGTGTTTTCCCTTTTAGGCATTTTCTGTAGTGCGCGATAGAATCGGCTATACTATTTCTGTAATGCCTTCTATCCATATCAATTATCAATACCTGCCAACGAACCTTACCGTTGCCTACAGGCTCAAAATACCATTCCTTGAATTTCTGTTCGTCAAAGCTCGCTACACTTGGAAACGCAGACATAATATAGTAGCTCATCGTTGGAGACTGCGTTAAACCGTTAAGAAAGCAAAACCAAAGCGAATCCTCTATGCTCCAATGTAGTTTTTCTTGAAGAAATGGTATATACGCATAAACGAACCCTGCCATAGAGCGATATTTCAAATGGAAAAAATAAGCATCCCAAAATATTTGCCTACGATTCTCAGGTAGCCTATAGTCTATCATTTCACTCTTCAATGAATAAAACTTTCAGTGATAGTTGCGCGTCTATCAATCTTTTGATTTGCATTTTCTTGAACGTTTTTTCTTCGTGATCTAACGGCTCCCAAGCGCAAACCGAAGTCAATGAATTAGACAATGCGTGAGCAAACATACTCACGTCCGAAGCATCCTCTTGCTGAATCTCAATCAATGCTCCCTCAGATGGTTCGCTGTTGGCTTCCATTATTTATAATATTTCCGTGACCTTATCCCTTAATTCAGTTGCTTCCTTTGCCAACTTTACTACCGCTTGCCCGAACGTTTCCATTTCTTCGGGTGATATTTGATTGTCAGCGTAAACCAACTCCCACTGTTCGCCTACATCCTTTAATTGCTCTATTACATCATTTAATTCCCCAAAGGCATCTTTCGCCTTGGTTATTGTTTTTGCCTTGGCGATAACTCCACCTACTCCACCAACCCCGATTGCCCCTGCGACTGCCGTTGCCCATCCAAAATCCATTATGATAACCTCCTTGGGGATATTTTTACCCCGTATGTATTAGTTTTCTTTTTGCTCCCTTTGCGCGTCACTCGCTCAAAATCTAACCAAACACCCCCTTGAGGGCGAGGGGATAATCCTTTTTCTGCCCACCATCCGTCGCCCGTGTATTCGTTTTTATACGTTGGGAGTTGTATGTGCCACTGAGTGTCCTGATAATCCTTTCCCCACGTGCTAATTCGCTCTCTACGGAGTTCCATGACCCAAGACTCATGAATGTGCCCACTGACCACGATATCAGCGTCAGGCAGGTAAACAGCTCGTCGTGAGGTCTGTATCGTGCCTTTGGTGACAGCACCGCCTCCTCCGCTTCCGTGAGTATAAGCAATTTTAGTTGTTGAGTCAGGAATTTCAGAGCTTTCTCTCATCATTGACGAATACAAAACCCAACCACTGTAAGGCATTTTGATGATTTTGTTTTTGGTTTTGTCGGCCAACCTGTCAATACAAAGCGAAATCAAATCAACCTCTGCAAATCGTAGTATTGAAGTTTCATGGTTTCCTGATGCCCAACCTGCAATATTTGCGGAAAATGGCTCTAAAAAGTTGACCGTATCCTCTACGAGAGCATTCAGGTAGTCGTTGCGTTGGTATTCTTTACGTGTTGCGCCTTTGCTCCCACGCGGATCACGTTTTCCTTGCATAGCGTCAAACCAATCACCGCAAAAAAATATGCTCGCGCCCTGATCTACAGCTTGTTGTAGATGAGAACGGAGCATATTTCTATTGCAATGCTCAGAATCAAAATGTTGATCAGAGCAGAGCAATAACGAGCCTTTGCTACCACTGAGCATTCTCTCCCTAATCCTGAGAGCTTTTGGCCCGACCTGTTCGTATTTATTTTTCAAGAGTTAGCTTTTCTTTTTTATTTTTGGCTTGGCTTTCTTCTTCTTTTTTTTCTTAAAGCCTTTACCGTAACCTTTTCCTCTTGGCATATTGGATCCCTTTCTAAAAATATTGAGGTGAGTTAAAACCCATGCTAACACTAAGCCTCTTCTGCCTCCTCCTTCTGTTGGTTGTCACCAATAATCTCATTACACGCACCTATCGCTCCTTGAACCCGTAGGATATTAGACCTTATCTCGTTTACCTTGGCATCAGCCTCGTTTAATTCCTCCACCAACTTTTCAAGCGTCGTATTATACTCATCGCGTTTCTGTTTTGCGTGTGGCTTGGTTCCGTCCGCTGTAGGAGTTTTACTTGCCATTTTTTTCCTCTCGTTTTGTAAGGGTTTTCCTGTTATATAACTTTTTGGTCTTATTATGTCAATCATCGCCTTGTCTGCTTGTAAATTTCAGCGAAGAAAATCGTGCAAAGCCACAGTACGGTAGAATGAACAGCCTGATGTTTCCAAAACTCTTCCCATTCATGTCCACCTATCCAATAACCCGAAATTGCACATATTTCATAGATTATTGTAACTGTTATACAAGCACCGCCACTCCACATCCCCGTAGCATTTGCCTCGTCTCTCGCTTTTTGGGATTTGGTTAATGTTACCGTCTTTTTCTTGAATCGGGACGCCTCTTGACGTGCGTCGTCTCTGTCATGTCTGTATTGTCGAGATACTATTTCTGTAGCTTTTTCCGTTTTGCGTAGGGATTCCACCTCTGCCACTGCACGTAAATACAGCTTTTGCATCTCATCTGTGCTTCTGATCTTGTTTATCGGTGGGTAATTCATCGCTCCTGTCCTCTGTTGTATCTCCGTGACCATTCGGGCCTTCATCCGCACGAAAAAAATCGTCGGAATCAAGTTTCGGTAGAGGACGTTCTATGTTTTGTGACGAGAGAGCGGAATTTTCAAGAGCGAGTTTTGTTCCCCCTGTAATTTTTCCGTCTCTGTATACGTAGAGGTAGAATACTGTTTTTGTTATACTGATACGAACTATTCTCGCAGGTCTGCCGTTCAGTAAAACTACATCATCTTCATCGTAATCGTTGCCGTAAAAAATCAGCAACCCTGTCGTTGCGTTTTCAATAACGCCTTTAAAGAAAAATAAAACAAATCCTACAAACAGCAACCATGAGTATTCGGCTATCAGAGACGTTAACCCACTCTGCTGACCAAATGTGTTCAGTGCCTCAACTGCCTGTTGCGTTTCCACGATCTATCCCCACGGAGCTATAGCAGATTGTGGGTAGTTTCTTCCCTTGACAATATCCTCTGCCATTTGCGCCCGTATAGTTTCATCGGCTACAAGTGCATCCGCTGATGCTGTAACGGAATCAGGCATCGTCAAATCAGCAAACGATGTCAAGTCATCAGCCGAAGCAATTTCGGCAGGGTCAGTTGTGCTAAATATCGCAGGTCGAGACGTTGTTGCGTTGTCCTCGTCGTCTGTCGCAATTATTTTACCGTGAACGCCAACAAGGTAATTATCATACTCGCTGTCGTCGCCTAATGTTACCTTCTGCACGATAACCTGATTATTCGTTTCGTACGTGTAATTAATAGCCATTTTTTCCCTTTCTTTTTACCACGGACAATCTTTTGTCATGGGTAAGGTTTTTATTTTATCCAAAATATTTTCGGCACTTGCCCTGCGACCCTCGTCATTAAATTTGCCCTCAATAATTTCGTATAGAAATGGGGGACATTCGGTCAGATCGTCAAACGGAACAAAATCATCGGGGTCTTTTTTGGTTGGGTCAATTTTTGAAACATCCTCCGCTGTAATAAGCCACTCAGTTTGGTTTTCCCCGTCCGATGTTGTGACCATGTATTCTAACTTTATAACGTAATCAGCAACTAAGCTATCATCCGATAGGTTTGCTTGCGGAAGCACTGTAACGCGGAACGGCTTATCTGCTAACGTATGTGTAATAGCCATTTCTTATCCTTATGTTGGTAGGCCAAATTCAGGCTGATAGTGATCGTAAATTTTTGCTCGTTCGGCATCGCTAAGTTCCTTGTTGAAATACATCACTACGGCAATATCCGCGAGGAATGGTAGTTGAACATCGGACACGCCCCACGACAGACAGCTTTGATTCGCAATAGAATTTTTTTGGCTATAATATCCCGTGCCAAAATTGTCCCAATTTGACGGCCACGCATAATCCCATGATCCCGTATTGTAGATACCGCCCGATCTCGCACCGTAATATTCTGATGTTGGATAACTACCGTGATACCAATCGCTCCCTGCCCCTCCGACCTTAGTGTTATTTTTATTCACCTTGATATAACAGTGTTCGGTTCTTGGGACATTTCCCGTTCCACCAACTCCACCTCTATTCGCGATTGTGTACATATTGAACTTATTATTCCAATCGGTTACCGAATTGAAGTTGTAGTAATCCCCTGCCGTAGAAGATGCTTGCCACGCTCTCCCTGAGACATCGTAACCGCCATTTCTGTAATTACAGGCAGGGTAAGCGTTGGCTAACATATTAGCCGTTCCGTCTACCGTTCCCGATTGAGCCATAATGCCAAACCATGTGTAATTGTATGCGTTTGAACTTCCATCCACTCCACCGCCCCCTGCATATTTGTAGGTTAACAGTTGATAAAATTGGTTCGTTGCGTACGGTAACCGTTTGTGGAATCGCATGAAAAAAACGTAGGTTCCAATAGTCAGGTTGTCGTCTTGGTCTGTTCCCGAATTATTGAAATACCAAATCGACGTAGGGTCGCCGTAGATATGTCCGTTTGCAGGCATCATTGACGACCCCCCTGTTTGCGTGTCGCCATTAGAGGACACGTCAAAAGGCGAACCGTAACTTGAACTAAATCCACACGACTGAGGTGGCCGATAAACGACGCGATCCTTCGTATCGTTGTCGTCACCGCTCCAATTATTGCAATCCTCGTCTTTGATCATCGCTCTTGGATCGCAAATCCAACCGCCATTGAGGAACGTGTTCTGCGGAGAAACTGTGGACAGATTCATCACTTTTCGGTAAGAGGAGTGAGGAACAAGTTGGGGTGCCCAACTTGCGTAGCCGACATTAGGACATTGACCCGACGACGCGTCAAAACAATCGGTATTATTAAAATCCCAATAAAGGCGCAACCCATCCATACCGTCGATGCCTGTTTCCCCCCAATTTTTCCACTCGCTACCGTTCCATGTCCTCGCCTGTTTGTTATCGGCATGGCTATTGTAATAACTATGCCCTGCTCCTGTTGGTGTGGGATTAGTAGTACTGCTATTTAATTTTAGCTCGCCTTTTAACATTTGAAAATCTCCTTAACTATAAAGAGCAACCCACGCGCTTCCGTTGTAAATATACAAAATATTATCGTCCGTATCGTAGTGGAGCATCCCTGCTGTTGCTGTTGGAGCCGATGACGTTCCTGTTATTTTGACCTCGCCTTTTAACATTTACATTTTCCTTTTTTAAGATTTTTACGCATAAACCTGTTCGAGCAGGTCGTCAATTTGTTGTTGTTGTTCTTTTACTGCCTCAATCAATAGCCCAACGAGATTACCGTACGCCACCGATGCTAATCCGTCCTCCCCGTCAGGGACGGTCACTACTTCGGGAACAATTTTCTCAACCTCTTGAGCAATAACGCCAATGGAATCTTTGTTGTATTTTTTGAATGAGACTCCACGTAATCGTGTCACCTTGTCGATTGCGTTTGTAATCGTTTTTATATCTGTTTTAACTCGCTCGTCAGACGTGCTTTCGATGTCACCTGTTGCGGTTATGCCTCCCGTAAATGAGAACGTCGAACTACCATAAGTGAAACTATTGCCTGAGTGCCATACAGTTTTTGTTGCAGGTGATAAGCCTTCGACGTATGTCCATTGTAGGCCACTCGCCCCTGCTCCAATCCGTAGATCGGTTGAATCTTGTAGTTGAGCGATTTTGAAATAATGATTGGTTGAATCCCAAGACTCACTAACCTTATTAGTGCTACCTTCCATCCAATAGACAAGTGGATCATTCGATCCACCTAAGTAGACTTTGCTGTCGTGGGTAGACGTTACCCGTAACGCTCCCGTAGTCGATCCCGTAAGCGCGAGCACACTTGTGTTGTAGGTAAGATCAGAAGCTACGGTGATTTGAGTTGCACTGCTATACGTGAGTAGCCCCGAACCCGTTGAGCCTGAAAATGAGATAGATGACCCTGCACTGTCTGCGTACGCTTTGACCGACGCTGAAGTGGGGATAGTCGAATCGCTATTGCCAAACGATTCACCTGACGTAATCAATGTGGACGCATCAATCATGCCTGTTGTAATTATTGCGTTGCCCTGATGAGGGATTTCCTTAAATGCCGAAGAAACATAGAATTTTATCTTGTCATCAGATGCCAAATAAAAACCCGTAGACCTTCGGCTATTCCACAATATCGTATTTGAAAGTGATGTTGACGTAAGGTATCCATTTAGCGTCGTTGATCCCCCTGCCGTTGTAGACAACGCGACGCATGGGATTTCGCTTGCTCCTGTATAATTGATAAAATTATGTACATTTGTTGGAGTTGATTCTGCCGATGTATAAACCGCCTTTATTCCGTGAGCAAAATTTGCCGTATTGTCAGGATCGGTTAGTAATTGTGTCAACGTCCACCGATTCGCATCTGCAGAATTACGCGAAATATCCAACCTCGCCTTACTTGTCGTTTCGCCAACCGTCCACCGTTGCCCTAATGAACCGTATGTGTACGTATTTGTTGCCATACTCCCTCTTTTAGTTTCCTACGTATGAATAATTGCTATACGTATTTGTGTTTACAATTCGTCCATTTGGGAAAGTCGAGTAACCTGTAGGAGCATTGCCACCCTCAACTGAACCTTGCTGTTTGTAAGTGTGAGGCATTTCATGTAACCGAACCTTGACGAATGGATTGTCAGGTGTCATTGGCGTTAATCCCATTACGATAAACTTGTGTTTTAATAAAAATAGATTTGATCCACTTGAATGAGAAATCGCCTCTGTATTGTAATTGCCCCTTGAAACAACAATAGCCGTCCCTGACGGTACGCCCGTTACTACAAGAGCTTCGGGTTGACCTGTTCCTAACCCTAATAAAATGTCCGCAGGTGATGGTTTTATCATCAAAACATCGCCTATTGCAAAAAGGTTGGAATCCGATACGGTTATAGAGGTCGCTGATGTGTTTAAACTGTTGCCCGTATTCCCTTTTGCTATCGCTCGCAGTGACGGTTTCAGCATAGGGTGATCAAGTGCAACTACGTCACCAAGCTGAAGATTGCAGTGAGTATGGAATACTTCGATTTCTACTTCGTCTCTTGGCGTAGCAAACCAATCTACCAAATGTTCTACAAAAAGTTTTGCCGTTGCCGTATCACGAATCAGCTTCGACTTATAACTGCTGTCGCTTACATTGAATGCCGTCATTCTGTGAGGAGTTCGTCCGTTTAGTGTTGCTACTGTTTTGTAGTTTATTTGAGAAATAATAGAGTCACCGTTTACATTAGGGCCAATATAATAATTTATATTTGCCCCTGAACTGTTAACCACACTTCCTGATAATGGCTCTATTGTTATTTGAGTGTTACTGTCTACCGTTTTTACTTTGTAACTTATATCTCCCTCAATATAAACCATTTCCCCTACAACAATTCCATCCGAATTGAATGTTGCATTACTGTCTGTTAATATTCCTGTTCCTGACGAACCCCCTACCACCTCACCATCATTGCTCGTCACACGACTACGACCCGAAGCTATTTCAACAAGTTTGTATTGGTCTGAAGCAGGGTTTTTTTGATACGAAACCGAAACCTCGTTAATTGCTTCACTGATCGGTATCGGTTTAATACGAATAGAATAATCCCATTTAGATGGATCGCCTGTATCACCCCTAACAGGGCAATCCCAATCAGCAGATATTAGCGCATTCGGTGTCCGTGTTTTGTCCATAGCCGAAACGCTCCACCCTCCCTCCTCAGGGAATAGATGTAGCCCTGCTTGAAAACAAAAATCTTCAATCCATGTCGTATCAACCTGTTCTGTTAATGCAAAATCAAACTTCCAATCGGTTCTACTTGTAGCCGTTGCTGACCAACCGTTTTTGATGCTTGCTGTCGGCAAATTCAAACCAAACTTATGACGCATAATAGCCTGTAATATGTGGACAGGATTACGCAACAAAACACCGTTACCTGAAACAACACTACCGTCCCTGTATTGTGTCGCTGTGTCAGTAAACCCCTGCCCCTCTACAAAAACTTGAGGAGCATCATTTTGAAACGCTAACATATCTTCAAACACGACGATAAGTTCTATGTCGCCAATTATACAAGCATCCGCATCACTTGCTTGTGTTCCAACTATTTTTACGTTCAGTAAAGCGAAAGCCCAATCAGTGAAATCAGAAGCAGTGAGTGTAATGTCTTGAAAATCTCCTGATCCCGTTAGTGTTGTTGCTCCTCCAATAGCCGTAGTGTCATTGTATAAATTTAGCGTTCCCTGACCGTTAGACCTGTAGACGCGAAGCGTAACGCTTGACACTGCCCCAAGTTTCGGTACGGTTGACAGGTAAACCCACAAAGTGTCAGAACTTGTTAGCCTTACATTATTCCCCGTCTCACCGTTTGCCGTGTAATACCAATCGCTTTGGTCGTTACCTGATTTTGTTCGTGATGGGCGTAAAATTAACGAACGTAATGGAGAACTAACCCCAACCCTTGACTGTGAAACGCTTCCACCTGCAGGGATACTTGTATTTGCGCCTGTATTGCTTGGAGAATTTACTTTCGCAAATGCGTTGGCTTGTTCATACCACTGATACGTTGACCCTGTAGTCGATGAGTTGAATGGCCTTACGCCCTCTATTGCAAATTTGTCTACCATTAAAATCGGCATCAATGCGACATCGCTGTCCGATCTGTCGTGAGGGCCATCCTCAAGTTTGCCAAACGCAAGCGGAACAGGTTTCCCAAAATCATAAGCAAACGGATATTTTATAGGCTCTGACAGAAGCGACGGAAATGGTTGTATTTGATTACGCGAATTGTCTTTGATATTTATCGTCCAAACATTGTTCGCGTTTTGGTGCGTATCAACAACCCCCCGAAACAATTCTAATCGGTCATTGTAAACCTGAGAGCCATCAACAAAAACCATATAAAAACGAAATTCGTCATTCTGTATTAAATACGAATCAGTAAGGTCAGACAATAATTCTTCGTTGCGAACCCGTAATGTTGCACCTGCAACAGACGCAAGACCCCCTCGCGTACGCAAACTCGCCATACCTAAACCGACAGACCCCCTTTGTGGGAGCGAATCAGCGTAGGTGTAGGCAGTTCCACCATCATTGATAGTTATAGCCCTTGAGCCATACAAAACGTTAAGAGCGGAGCCTGTATATTGGTCTATTTCTGCCTCAACCAACCAAGCTACAGAAACCCCGTTGTCAAAACGGTTGTTATTTTGTTGTGTAGTCGTTGTTTTCATGTGTTATGTATACGCTAATTGTATGTCTACCTGCCAAGAGTCGTAGTCTGTCGATTTAGCATTCTCTAATCCACCCATATAATACGTGTTTGCCTGTGCCGTTCCTTCGTGGTCTGTGTAGGTGAATGGTAACTGTGTGCCTTTTACCGTTGTGTTGATAAATGTTTTTAAGGCGTTGTATTTCGCTTCAGACAAATACGACCAATGCAAAATAGGATTACTAATCGTTGTTGTGCTTCGCGTTATAGAAACCACACGACCCCCCATCGCTCTCGCCCTCTTTTGTATTAGGTTTTCGTTAACCTCTTCAGGGTGATCAGGCGCAGGTAGTGTTGCTGTCGTTGAACTGTAAGTGAATATTACGTCTGCCATATTTTTATCCTATCGCTCTATCGGCTATAGCGTCCTCTATTGCTGAAATTATTTGACCTTGTATCCCTGTTGCCGTGAAATCTATAAACTGACCCAAATCTACAACTACGGTATCAAATGAATTCGCAAAATCGTTAATTGCGTTGTTGTATATCGGTTGCGCTGTATTCATTGCTCCACGAACATTCTCAGGGTTAGCCGTATATTCTACAGAGCTTGGACTTTGCCCTATTCCATCGGTTCCACCTGCTCCACCTGTTCCACCTGTTCCACCTCCTCTACTTGCAAGGTCTGATGATCGTCCAATCCCTTCAATTTGAGCTTGGAAACGACTCATAACCTGTTGCTGTAGGTAAACATCACCCCCTGCCAACTTCATATCACGCTGTAAATCTGTTCGGGCTTGAATCGCTTCGCCTTGAAAGCGGAGCCTCGCAACTTTGCTTTCTGTTTCAGTTAGTGCTTTAGATGCTCTATTCGTTGAACGCAAACTGCTTGCAAGCCCGTCAAAAGCATCCATAGTAGATAACGCTTCCGTTCCCAACATAGTCATATCAAAATCTTGTCCAAAAAGATCGCGCCCTGTTTGGTGTATATTTGTAATCCCTGCGCCCTCTATTCGTGACATAGTACGGTTTCTTTGTTCTCCCCCTGTCATACTAAGTGTCTTAAAAAATACGTCTAATATTTGTCTTTCGATATATGCTTCTGCTTGTCCTACAGAGCTAAAGCCTAACGATTCATTTTGCATCAAGTCTGTAATCGTGCTTGGTTGCATTTGCTGAGAATAAATTTCTGTATACAAATCTCTGACAGGGGCAAGCATCGCTTCCACTTGACTTTCATATTGCGGAAGATTCGCGAGCCTAACCCCAAACGCTTGATCTGTCGCATCATTCGCAAGCCTTAACATTTCAACGCGAAATTTTGCTAAAGCATCTGTAGCAGAATCGATAGGACTTAATAAATTTGCCACGACATCACCTGCACGAATTATCCCTTGAAAAACTGCAAGTCCTTTTTCTATTGGATTACCCGAAGCAAAAGCAGTCACTAAATCTCCAAACGTACCGACAATCTTTCTAAGCCTTGGGTCAATCTCTCCTAAAACGCTTCCTAATTTATTGAAATTTATGCCCGTATCTAAAATTCTCTCAGAAAGACCTGCAGGTGCAAAATCTTCTAAGTTTAAATCTAATTCAGTAGAAAAAATGTCTCCGAAATTTTCTGCTACTTCCTCAACCGCAGGGACAGGAAGCGAATTGAGTATCTTTTTTCTTAAATTTGCTATCTCTTCGGGGCTAAGTTGCGTACCGAACTCTTCTTTTACAGCATCTGTCATATTATTAATTTGCTGTTGCGCGTGCGCGTCTATCCCTGTAGCCTCAAGCCCTGCATCAACGGCCAAAGTATTGTCAACTTTAGCTCCATATGTTACCTGTCCTACCGCAGGGTTGTAACTACCATCCTTCGCAATCGCATTATTTAAAATGTCGAAAACGTCGCCTGACAAGTTACCTGCGCGACTATCAAGTTTTGTTCCGTTACTTGTCAAACTCCCTGTAGGTGCGCCAACATTAGGGAATAACATTGCCCCTTCTTTAGGTGCGCCTTGCGGACCATACTTAGACCAATCAACATTGCCTTGCGCTTTTTTTATGTTATCCACCCAACTCGCAGACTTCCCATTTAGGGAATCTATGTTGTTTGCTATAACGAGTAAGGCTTCTGCAAATAAATTACTTGCACCGATTGCTTCGTCTAAGTCGCCTACTAAGTCCATAAGGCTATTGCCTAAAACAGTACTTGCTTGAGCTATTGTTGACTTCGTTTTACCGAACTCTTCTGCTGTAGCTTGTTCCATTTTCTGTAATGCGCCAATAACCTTGTCTGCTGTCAATTCACCTTCCGCACCCATAGCTTTTAATGCGCCTACTCCAACCCCTAAACCCGTTGCGATTGTCTCTGCAAGCATTGGAGTCTGTTCTAAAATACTGTTCAGCTCCTCTCCTCTTAACGCTCCTGCCGCGAATCCTTGCCCCAACTGCATAAGGGCTGCGTCTGCAGATTCGGCAGAGGCACCTGATAAGGCTACCGCCTGACTAATTGTTTCTGTTACAGCAAGAAGTTCTACTTGGCTTATGTTCAAGTCTTTCGTCGTTCTTGCAATTCTTGCATAAAGGTCTACAGTTGATTCCCATCCCACCCTACTTCTATTTGCTATTTGGAAAGTAGCAGTAGAGACCCTGTTTAATTCTTTTTGTGTGTTTGTAACAAGACGTAGACGATTGTCCATCCTGTTTACAGTGTCAGCTATTGTTAAAAATTGCCTACCCATTAAAGCAGTGGTTACAGCTACCGCACCAAACGCAACTTTTGCCCTCGTAAGGCTCCCTGTGAGTCTTTTAAACTTCCCACCTGTTTTTTCGGACTCATCGCCTGTCTTTTTAACTTCATCACCAAGCTCGTCAACTTCTCTCTGTGCCCTGTCAAAAGCATTAGCCATATCGCTCGTTGAACGCTTTAATTGGTCTAACGTTCTCGACATTTTTTTGACAGGCATACTAACATTGTCTTTAACTTCTATTTTCAATGTTCTTGTATCAGCTACCATTATTTTTTTGCCTTTGCTTTGGCTTGTCTTTGTTCCATTTTTTTATTCTGAAATTCAAGGTATACATTGTCTATGGATTTTATTATCAAAAACAGACGTTCGAATTCATCAAAGTCATCTATGCCGTAACGTATTGCATAACTGTTGATTGTGTCGAACGGTATCGGTAGAGGTACGCTTCCAAATCCCCCCGAAGCGTAGGGTCGAGAAGATGAGAGGATTTGAAATGCGTCTAATATCCACGCATTATCTGCGTAAGGTGTCGGTGCGTCATCAAGTGCTTTTTTTGTCCCTAATGTTTCTTGGCCTTTTTCTCTTTTACGCTTTAGGCGATCAAGATGTGGCCCCCATTCTAACTGCCACCTGATGACTTCTGTGAGTTTTTTGAGCTATCCTCAATTTCAGTTGCCCTAAAGTTAGTCAGATCATTGGCAACAAGCAAGACATCCTCACGGAAATCCTTTAGTTCATTTAATAATTTTTCTGCATTTTTAGAGCTATACTTAATAGGTTTACCGTCATACTCTATCCCCTCCCAATCAACTAACACTGTTTCGGCAATACATTTAGTTACAATATCCGTCTGTATTTCTTCGCTAATTGTTCCTCTATCCCTTGCGTGACGATGTGGTTTCATTAACGCTTGCGCCCTGCGTTGATAATTATTGTTTCCAACGCGAGCAATTTTCAGTTTTGCTCCGTCACCCCAATCTATCCACGCTCCGTTATCTTCTGCTTCTTCGTCCGTCTTGTATTTCTTAGCTAAATCCATTTTTACCTCGTATGTAAGGGTTGTAAGGGTTTTGTAAGGGTATTTCCCAAAAGTGAGTGAGGTGCGCCCCTACCTCGCACCCCACTCGCGGTTAACCGCCTATTTTCTGTAGGGACGGTTATTACGCTATAACTCTTGTCACTACTATAGTTTTTTCTACGCCCCCGACAGACGTCGCAGGTTCAGCAGAAAAATCAAATGATAGCATAATGTCTGTGTCTACTCCACCGTTTGTCGCAGGTTCAGCAGTCAACGCGCACGAAGGCATTTCAAAACAATACCTGTCGCTGTTTTGCATGTTGAGCGTAAATGCGATAGGCTGTTTGGTGAAATTCTGTAAATCAAGATCAAGGTCAGCATATGTAGAAGCATCAAGATACACAGAAAAACTACCTGTTACATCTACTGCGCCCTGTGGCATCCTTGTGGCTTTTAATGACCCCAACCCCTTCGCAGGTCTGTTAGGTGTGGAGATGTTAATTGACAAATCCATGACATCGTAAGATACCGTGGCATTGTTAATTATAAGCGATTCAAACCCGTCTACCTCTGACACGACATCCTGATCGTAGGCATCCGTGACCGAACCGCTTCCCTGTCCTCCTGACGCTTGATACCGATCCTTTGCGTCAAACGCAACATTACCCGTTATAATACCTGACGGAGTTTGGGACAAAGAAAACGAATTAACCCTCGCGCCTAACATTGCATGCCATTTGTTGGTCAGGTCTTGATATTGTTGCTGTAGGCCGTAGCTGTCGCTTGCTGTTCCGTTAGAAATTGATACTCCTTTAACGGTGACAGTATCACCTGCCGATTCGGTTGCCATTCCACCGTTATTACTAACAGTGAAACCTGCCCCCGAACCCGTTATAGTGGCAACGCGCTTCCAACCGTTATTGCCTGACTCTGTAAAACCATCCACATACACCCACGAACCAACGGGTACGCTTGAGAATGGCGTACCGCTCGATATTGATATGGTTGTCGAATTAGCTGAAATGGTTGTTTCTGATACAG